GGTTCTATCCGTGGATGGGCAAGGGTGCGACTGTGGTTCTTTCTGATGTTGCCAATAATCTGAAACAGGCAAGCGTCACAAAGAAGGGCTTTATGAGTTCCAAGTGGAAGCCGTCAATCATCGTGAAAGTCGATTCGATGATAGATGAGTTCTCAAGCCCAGAAGGCAGACAGAAGCTACTTGATTCGTATGTCAAGAGTTCTGATGTAGGCGAGCCTTGGCTTATACCAGCGGAACAGTTCGAAGTCGAACAGGTGAAACCGCTGTCACTTGCCGACCTTGCTATTTCTGATTCGGTAGAGATAGACAAAAGGACAGTCGCTTCCATACTCGGTGTACCGCCGTTCGTTTTAGGCGTAGGCGAATATGACAAGGATGCGTGGAATGGATTTATAGCAAATACTGTCAGGATCATAGCAGAAGAGATTGAACAGGAACTCACACGTAAGCTGATACTGAATCCTAAATGGTACGTTAAGTTCAACATACTGAGCTTGATGGATTGGGATATTCAGACGATTGCAAATGTATTCGGTTCATTGTCCGACAGAGGATTCGTGACAGGTAACGAGGTTCGTGACCGCATTGGTATGAGTCCGAAAGAGGGACTTGACGAGCTGAGAATACTAGAAAACTATATCCCTTATGATATGTCAGCACTGCAGAAAAAGCTGATTCAGGAGGGCGAGTAAAATGGCTATGCTATGCAACGAATGCAATGTTGTCGGAAAAACTCATCAGATATGGTGCAAGGTCACAGGCGAACCTTGTTTGCACGTGAGGTACTGTGCTGTATCTATGAAATATTATCAGACAGATGCGGCGGCGTTTTGTAAAGTGAGGTTACAGGAAAAATGGAAAACAGAGAAATAAGGCAGATGCGGACAATCGCATCAGAATTTAAGACGAGGGAAGACGGCGAAGAAAAGCGTATTGAAGGCTACTTCGCCGTTTTTAATAGCAACTATCAAATAGATGAGTTTATGAGCGAATCCATTGCTCAGGGTGCTTTTACAGATACCTTGAACGATGATGTTCGTGCACTCATTGACCACGAAACGATGTATGTATTGGGTCGCAATAAAGCGGGAACGCTTGAACTGCGTGAGGACTCGCACGGCTTGTGGGGTAGCATCTTGCTCAATCCGAACGATCAGGATGCTATGAACTTGTATGCAAGAGTTCAGCGTGGCGATGTGAACCAATGCTCATTCGGCTTTGATATCCTCGCAGAATCCGAAGTACGTGAGGGTATGAATGTTCATTGGACAATCGAGAAAGTAAAACTCTATGAGGTAAGTTGCTGTACATTCCCTGCGTATGCTGAAACAAGCATCAACGCAAGAAAAGAAGATTATCAGAATGTTATGGGGCGTCAGATTGAGAAGTGGCGTTCCGAACTGAGGATGAAACTCAAAGGAGAGAACTAATGGCACTCAGAACACTTATGCTGAAAAAGGATCTCGACAACAAGCGTAAGGCTTTTGCAGAGCTTGAGAAGAAGGACGCAGAGTTCGAAGCAAGAAACGCAGAGCTTGAATCCGCTATCAACGAGGTCGAAACAGAAGAGCAGAGAGATGCAGTCAACGAGGAGATTGAGAAGTTTGAGTCTGAGAAGGCTGAACACGAATCCGCAAAGACAGACCTTGACGCAGAAATCAGGGGACTTGAAGCAGAACTCGAAGCTCTTGAAGATGAGCAGGTAGCACCTGCCGAAGAGAAAAAAGAAGAGAGAAAGGAACAGAAAGTAATGGAAACAAGAAAGTTCTTCGGAATGAGCAATCAGGAAAGAGATATGTTCTTCGCACGTGACGATGTAAACGCATTCCTCGGTGAGGTAAGAACTTGCATCAAGGAAAAGAGAGCACTTACAAACGTAGGACTCACTATTCCTGAGGTTATGCTTGGCGTTCTCAGAGAGAACATTACCGAGTATTCAAAACTGTATAAGCACGTAAACGTAAGACCTATCAGCGGTGAGGGCAGAATGATCGTAATGGGAACAATCCCTGAGGCTGTATGGACAGACTGCTGTGCCAACCTCAACGAGCTTGACCTTGCATTCAATGATGTTGAAGTAAATTGTTGGAAGGTCGGCGGTTACTTCGCAGTATGCAACGCTAACCTTGAGGACTCTGACATCGCACTTGCAACTGAGCTTCTGACAGCTATCGGTCAGGCAATCGGTCTCGCACTCGACAAGGCTATCCTTTACGGAACAGGCACAAGAATGCCACTCGGCGTTGTTACAAGACTCGTACAGACTCAGGCACCTGCTGACTATCCTGCAACTGCAAGAGCTTGGGCGAACCTGTCTACATCTAACGTAGTAGCACTCGGTGCAGTTACAGGCACGGCTCTTATCGCAAAGATTGTTGAGACATTCGGAGCGGCAAAGGGCAAGTACAGCCGTGGTGAGAAGGTATTCGTAATGAACGAAACTACCTATACAAAGCTCGCCGCTTCCACAGTTACAACTGATGCAAATGGTGCAATCGTGTCAGGTATCGTAGACAGAATGCCTGTAGTCGGCGGAATCATCGAGGTTCTTGACTTCGTTCCTGATAACGTAATCATTGGCGGTTACTTTGACCTGTATCTGCTTGCTGAGAGAGCAGGACAGAAGTTCGCTACAAGCGAGCACGTAAGATTCCTGCAGGATCAGACAGTATTCAAGGGTACTGCAAGATATGACGGTCAGCCTGCTATCGCAGAGGGATTCGTAGCAATGGCAATCGGTACAACAAAGCCGACCGCAACAATGTCATTCGCTGCTGATACTGCAAATCAGGGGGAATAGCAGACGAGGAGAATAGAGCCAACACCCTCAACCTCAATTCAATGACCAAGAATCAGCTTCTTACTTATGCAGAGGAAAACGGGGTTGAGGGTGTATCTTCTCGGATGACTAAGGCTCAGATAATCAATGCCATTGAGGAGGTTTAACGATGAACGAAAGTACAATGCTACAAATGCTCAAAATTGACCTCGGAATAACAACTACGGCATACGATGAAAGGCTGACTCAGTATCTCGCATCGGCAAGAGAAGCAATCGAAATAGAAGGCATCACGCTTGACGATTCAGTTGTAAGTGATGGAAACCTTGTTGTGATGTATGCGGCTTGGCTATGGCGGAAAAGAGATTCAGCCGAAGGTATACCGAGGATGTTACGTTGGCAACTCAATAATCGTTTATTTAGTGAAAAGGTATAGACCATATGGACGATGTTATCAAGCTTGTGAGCAACACGGGATATTCTTATGACGAATACGGCAACGAAGTAATAACACAGACGGAGCGTCAGGTATTCTGTCAGGTCAATTCGGTAGGGCGTACAGAGTTCTATCAAGCCGCACAGAACAACCTGCATCCGTCTTATGTTTTCTCAATTTCTCACTATATGGACTATCAGGGTGAAAAGGAACTTCTTTACACAGATTGGACAGGCGAGGAAAAGAGATTCGTTATCGTGCGAACTTATAGGACAGGTGACCGCATCGAGCTGACTGCGGAAGAACGGGTGAAAGACTATGAAGACTGATTCTGTAGCTGTACAGATGGAACAACTCCTTAATGAATACAATGAAGAGCTACATCAGGCAATCGAAGATGCGGGGAAAAGCACAGCAAAAGCGGTTGCCAATCAGTTGAAGTCAACATCGCCACGTGATCCAAAGGGGAAAAATTCAGGTAGATACGCAAGAGGGTGGGCGGTCAAGAAAGATTATGACAGTTACATTGTCTATAACAAGACGGATTGGCAACTCACCCACCTGCTCGCTAATGGTCACGCCGTAGTAAATCGGTACGGCGATACAGGAGCACGTACAAAAGGCAATTCTCATATTGCCGATGCAGAACAGTTCGGCATTGCGGAATATCCGATAAGAATTAGCAGAGGTTTGAAATGAGTATATTCCAAGTATTGCAAAGCACAGGCTTGCCGTGTGCATATTCGCATTTTAAGAACAAACAGATTCCACCATATATAGTCTATATCGGAAGTGGTCAAAACACTTTTGGAGCAGACAACACGCACTATTGGAAACAAAATTCATATCAGGTCGAATACTACTACACTACAAAAAACGAGCAGAACGAAGCCGCTATCGAGAACGCACTTCTTGGTAACGGCTTTTTATATGAGAAGAGCGAAGACATCTACATCGAAGAAGAAGGTGTGTTCGTGATCTACTACTACATTTAAGGAGAGCAAAAGATGGCAAACAAAGTAGAATTTGGTATCTCCAATCTGTATGTCGGCACATATACTGTCGGTGAAGGCGGAACCGCTACACTCGGCACTCCATATCATCAGAAGGGAGCTATAAGCTTCTCCCCTGAGGAAAACTCAGAGCAGAACTCTTTCTATGCCGATAACATAGTTTATTGGAGTGGATATTCAGGCGGTAGCATCGAAGGTGACCTTGAAGTTGCGATGTTCGATGATGAGTTCAAAACTCAGTTCCTCGGTTACAGGACACTCACATCAGGCGGACTTGCTAATGTAAAGAACGCTACAAAGCCGAATGTATACGTTGCATTTCAGGTAGAGGGCGATGCAGAGAGCAGAAGAGTCATTCTGTATAACTGTGCTCTCGGAGCAATCACAAGAGAGTATGCAACAATTGAGGACACAAAAGAACCTGCAACCGAAACTCTCGCTGTTACCTGCACAGGTGACAACTTGACAGGTGTAACAATGGCTGTGTTTAAACCTGCCGATCAGGGATACGCAACTCTGTTTACTTCGCCGACTGCACCTGCGATTTCCGAATAGTAATACTCAAAGGGGTAGGGCAAAAACGCCCTACCCTGTTTTTTCACAATGAAGAGGTGAACAAATGGAGAAGATTATCAAGATAGGAAAACAGGAAGTCAAGCTGAATAACAATGTCAGTTGGACTATGGAATATAGGGATCAGTTCGGCAAGGACATAGTACCTGTTATCGTTCCGCTGTTTGCGTCCCTGATAGAAGGAATGTCGGCACTTGTAAACGAAAACGAAGAGTTAACTATGTCCAATCTCGCCGAAAGTCTTAGCGGTAGAACTATGGATATAATGCTTCCTCTGTTTCAGGTCGAGATGGTGGACATTATCCTGAATGTTACTTGGGCGATGGCAAAAGCGGCAGACGAGGATATTGAACCACCAAAGAAATGGTTCAAACAGTTTGAGTCATTCCCACTCGATGTTGTAGTACCTGCCGTTTATGATCTCGCACTAAAAGGATTCGTAAGTTCAAAAAACTTGAAAAGGCTGAGGAATCTGACAACAAGTCTAAAGAATCTTCAGCCGTCACTCTCAACGATATCGTCCTCGCAGGAATCGAACGAGGACTAACTATGACCGATATCCGCCGAATGCAACTCGGACAAGTTATTGACTTCGTTATTGATTATAACGAGCGTAACAAACAGGCTGAAAAAACAGCAAAGAGGAAGAGGAGACGCAAGGCATCGCAGGGCGATATTAACGCATTTTTTGGGTAGAAAAGTATGGCGGGAAACATAAAAGGAATAACGATTGAGTTTCGTGGAGAAACAACGAAGCTTGAATCGGCACTTCGAAAAGTAAATAAAGAAACACGTGATATTGACGGGCAACTTCGCAATGTCAACAAAGCCTTGAAGTTTAACCCAACGTCAGTTGAGCTGTGGCGTCAAAAGCAGGAGCTATTGAATAAAAAGGTATCTGAGACTAAAGATAAACTGAGCCTTTTGAAGCAACAGCAACAGGCGATGGACGATGCAAATGTCGATAAACAATCCGCTGAGTATCAGAAGTTACAAAGAGAAATCATCACAACTGAATCGAAGTTGAAATCCCTTGAGGGAGAAGCACGAAAAATCGGCAACGTAAACCTAAAAGCTACTTCCGAACAATTCAAGGAATGGGGCAATCAGCTTGAGTCGGCAGGTCGGCAGATGCAGGGCATCTCGATGGCGGCAGGGGCTCTTGTTGGATCTCTCGGAGCAATTTCGTATAAGGCAGGACAAAACGCTGACGATTTAAACACCCTTTCTAAGGTTTACAGCATCAATACTCAGGATTTACAGAAGTATGCCGTTGCGGCAGACCTTGTAGATGTATCTGTCGAAGATATTGCAAGGTCGCACGTAAAACTTGAGAAGTCAATGTACTCGGCACAGAACGGCTCAAAAGCACAATCAGAAGCGTTCGAAAAGTTGGGCGTGTCCGTAACGAATGCGGACGGGACGCTCCGTGATAGTGACGCAGTATGGCAGGAGACTATCAACAAGCTCGGTCAGATGACTAATGAAACGGAGAGGGACGCAATCGCACAACAGCTTATGGGAAAGAGTGCGGCGAATCTTAATCCGCTCATTGAGGATCAGGGCGAAACGTACAAGAATCTGTCCGACACTCTGCAAAAGTATGACCTTGACTTTGTAGACCAAGAAACGCTCGACGGTGCTAATCAGTTCAATGATTCACTTGATACGATGAAAGCACTCGGAACTGTAGCGTTACAGACAGTTGGTTCTCAGCTTGCTTCATACTTAGCACCTGCACTTGAAAAGGTTGTAGGGTGGGTCGGCAAATTCGCAGAATGGCTGTCAAAGTTATCCCCTGAGGTACTGACAGTAATCGGTGTTATAGCAGGAGTCGTTGCGGCGATTGCTCCTGTTTTGATGATACTTGGGAAGTTGGCGTTCGCTGTCAGCTCAATTATGAACCTTGCAAATATGCTCGGAGT